TCGTCCTCTTTCAACTTCATCTTCTTCATGGCCACAACAATTGAGCTGGCGTAAATGAAACCTTGACCGCCTGAAATTTTATCATCTGGATCAAACATATCCTGTGATGCGTATGTGTGATTGGTACAAACCAACCCCACATTGTATGAACCAAACATGTTCACACAGTTACGCACCAAGGCGGTGAGAGCTTTGGGTTTACGTCCTAGATCACCCTTCATTTCGCCTGCATCAAACTGGTTTACATCAGTGGGCGTTAACAACATGCCCAGACTGTCAATCACAAACATAACCTTGGGACGCTCACCGTCTGGTAATGCCTTGTAGTCACTCATGAATGTAGAGATAGTTTTGGCCACATCATCAATCATGGCCATTGATAATTTGAGTAATTTGCTTTCACTAGTGTCAACGCCAAGTGCTTTGAGCCAGTCTTCGTCAAGAGCATTTTCACTGTCAATCAACACCACAAAGATACCTTGCTCTTGTGCGTTCTTTACAATGTTGCCTGAACAGATATAACTTTTGCCTGCACCAGAGTCTCCGGCAAACACAGTGACCTTGCCCAGTGGAATGCCACGATTGAAGTCGCCTGAGATCAAGTAGTTCAATGCATAGTTGCCTGTTGAGATCCAGTCAGTAGGATCGTTAAAGCCAATTGACAGTCCGTCAATTGATTTGGTGATTTCCTTACGGAACTTGCTTACATCAAATGGTTTTCCCATGTTTAGTTTCCTTCTTTAAGTTTGTATAGATTTTTAAAAATTTTGCTGCTGTCAATTTTTCGTCGAGAATCAATTTTTGCTAATGCATCGAATGTTGAGTTAATATTTTTTTCAATCTTTTCAGATGTGTAGTTTAACATCAATGTCAGTGAGTTGTAAAGAGCATACTTGGAATCTGACTGATTCAATTTGCTCTCAATCTTGTTTTTGATAATCTCTAATTCAGATTCTGGTAAATTTCCTATGTGCCAGTGTTTGGGATTGTTTAAAGGATTCACAATGAAACTATTTTCGTGGAATCCTAAATTTTGCAAAAATTCAATACAATCTAACACACCGTGTGCTGTCATGATACACCAAGTAGAGTTGAAGTTGATTTTCTCAAAATCTTGTTTGAGTTGTTGTAGGTTTGTAACAAACTGAGTCCATGATCCGCCATATCGAACATATTCAAATTCTTCACCAATGCCGTCCACACTCACTGTCCAATGTACATTTTTGAATTTTTTAAGTATTGAGTATATGGGATTATCAATAATGCTCAAGTTGGTATTGATTCGTATTGTAATATCAGGTTTGACTGCGTAGATGTGATTTAACAGTGTTAAATTTTCTTTGATCAACAATGGTTCGCCGCCGGCCAAATAAATGTGTTCGACTGTGTGTAGATTGTTGTAGATATAATCTAAAGATTCTTGCAAAGCACTGTCGTTAATATGTTGCGGTAAATTCATCTCACTGGCCCAGGCGCTGCTCAAGTCTGGACCACAGTAAATGCATGCAAAATTACAGGTGTTTTTCCAACGCAGATCTATCATGTTCAGTCTGAAGTTATCGGTGCGATCAAAAAAATCTAAATCATCAATTTTTAACGTCTTCAAATACCAAATTCTATTGCTCACAGCGTTAACACTGAACTTTTGATTTTTTTCTAGCATGTGACAGTGACCGCATCGCGAGTGCATGACATTTTCAGTCATGTCAGTTTTGACCATCTGGTTGACTGGTCCATGCAAAATATCTTTCAATGGTGTATGATTAATATTGCCAAGAGTGGTGTTGGTGATAGCACAGTTTCTTACGTCACCATCTGGTTGAATATAGACTCCCAACCAAGGTAATGTACAAAAACTTTCTTTGGTAAAATACTCTTTTGGGGTCATATTAAAATGTTATTTCTTTCAAAAGAAACTTGTTGCTATCAATTTGTGCCATGATATCAATCAACATATTGACCCATGTGGTTAGTCTTTGTTGTTCAGATTCTTGAATAGGATTACTATAAAGGTGCAAGGGGTTTACCATTACAATGTTTGGATAAAAACTTTTATACGATAACTGCCGACTTGCTTCGTTCAAAGACACTTTAGCAGTGCGATATATATCCATGTTTGGGTCATCAAACAAATTTGTTGGACAGACTGGCATGGTAGCTATGCCACTGCCAATATTTACAATAGTACGTTGTTGGGTTTTCCAACACTTCCAAAGTTCATAGAGAATAGTAGTTTGAACAAAGTCTGGTTTGGCCACATTGACAAACATGTCACAGTCGCTGACTTGTTCGAGCATTTTTTTCATATGCGACCAGTTTCTCAGGTCGTATCCATTGGATCGACTGAATCCAATCACAATGTGGCCTTGTTGCTCATATGCTTGCTTGAGTTCGCGGCCCAGGCCTTTAGTGTGTCCAGTAATAGCAATTTTCATACAATTGGTCCTAAGGAAATATCAGGAATGACCAGGTTATTATCTTGTGCCATATCCAAAATATGTATCAATACTCCAGCCCAATTGTTTATATCCGCGGCCGGCGGTACTGTTTTATCTGCACTGGTAGCAATATTACCTGGTCTAACAACAGTAAATCTCATACCAAGGTTGGCATGTCTTAATTGTTGTACAGCATGTTCTAGTGTGACTTTTTGCACTCGGTATTCAGTCATTGCAATACCTGGCAACACACTCACTGGATCTTGAGTCATCATAGTGCTGATAACTATGATGTGTTTGCGTGATTGAGTCCACCTTTTGGACATTTCAAACAACAAATCTGTTTGTGCAAATCCAGCTTGGGCGTTATTTACAAAAACATCACAGGGCTCTATTAGATCACAAACTTTCGGAATGACTCTAATGTTATGTCCTTCACGACGACTGATTCCCACAATTTCATGTCCTCTACTTTGATATTGGTTGGCCATGGCTTGACCAATACCTGCTGTGTGTCCTGTGATTGCTATTTTCATTTTATCAACAAGTGTGTGGGTTCTTTTATTGGCATAGTAGCTACCATGATTCTGGGATACTTTGCATTAGGGCCTGGCATGACTCTGTGAGGAATCCAAGAGTTAAACACAATAGGATGGGTGTGCATGTTGTACCTTGTAACACATGGATATAAATCTTGAACCACATTGTGAATTTTTTCTAAGTTATAATTGTAAGCATCAAACGTTTCTATAAACGGGTTTTTAAATACCCCAAGGTTGTTTAACTCTTCAATTGGAATGTCATACCATTCGGTATATACATCTTCAGTGTTGAAAATTGGAAAATTTATTTTAATGTTTAGTGGAGGATTTCCCATGTGCAAAACAAATCCTGTATCTTTCATAGACTCGGTTAATACACCAATGGTAATTTCTCTCAACGGAATTTTGATAGACATCATGTATTTCATCAAACTTGGACAGTGGCGAGCCATGTCTACGTCATTGATCACATGCCAAAAACTTTTATCACTGGTATTATTCAAGTAGTCAGTGTTGCGGTCAACCCAATCTAAAACTTCTTCTTGTATCTTACCTAGAACTGGACAGTCAAGTTCATGATGTGTTTTTGTGACTCGAACATCTGCTGGGTAACCTGGGTGGTCAATCAAATTTTTCATTTCCATGTATCCTTATAGTAATCCCACAGCTTGATTCCTCTCACGGCATCTTGTGCGTATGTGAACAACTGAAGCTCAACTGTGTTGTCTGCATCTTGTGCTACAATAGACGTTAACTCATCAGGCACATCAGCAGTTCTTGTAAAATGATTGCTGTACTTTACACTCAACACACTGGGCTGTTCTAACAAAGCATAACTATGTTGGATATTGCGTTGTTTGACGTAAGATTGAATTTGTTTTAGGTTGCCTATATTAAGAGAGGATACTGTGGTCCAGGTATTTAACTCGTACAAATTCATCTCTTTGTATGCATTGATATTGCGTTCAACATCAGACCACTTGATTGGCCATCTTATGTAATCATGTACAGCACCTATGCCATCCAGACTAACTGTAACTGTTACTTTGACTCCACGGTCAATCAACTGATTCAAACTGGTCAACACTCGACTGCCATTGGTATTCAGTCTTAGATGTGTTACATTTGGCGGTAAATTTTGCAATAACTTTAGATAGTTTGGACTGGCACTTGGCTCGCCTCCATTGATATCTATTTTGACTATGCGATCAACTGGCAGTTGATCAAGTTTATTGCTATTGTCAATTTTTATATAATCTTTACTGGTCAAACTACCTATCTTGGTTGATAGATTTTCATTGCAAGTTTGGCAAGCACTGTTACAAATATTGTCCAGTACTCCACCTAACACAAGATAATTTTTAACTTTGGCCAAATTAGATTCGTGGTCGGTTAAAAAGTGTTGTCGAATACTTTTGTTACCAACGTGTTCTGAATCTTTGCATCGTACACATTCGTCGGGCCATTGATTTTGATTCATCATGGATCTTGTGGTATCAAGCCACAAGCTACTGTCCATGTGATCTAACGTTTCAAATTGCGGCGCATTGACCATATGACCGCAACGGCTTAGAGTACCATTGGGGTTAAATCTAACAAAATGGTCAAGTCTTGGGCAATACATAACTTATAATATCTGGATGATTGACTTTGTAATGATCTAATATCTCATGCCAAGTCAATTGATTGCCTGCTAACTCAAGCAAAATTTGATCTAAATACCACCACAACTCCATGCTGGAATTGTCTGTTAATAATTTTTTAACAAAATCTTGTCTTGGTGGGTTAATCAATGCACGATCTTTAAAATTAGTCACTTTGCCAAGTTCCCTAAAATCTCTTATTCGTATTTTAGCACTGAGTTTAAGATAGCAACTTAGATTTGCCAACCAATGAAATTGAGGCAAATAATGCGTATTCAAAAATTTGTAGCGTTTGGCAAACCAAAAAGCAGTTTCAACATCAAGTTCTGGATAATCTCGTAGTAGATGTTGCAAATAAGTATTAACTCCACTGACATATCTGGCTTTAGGATTACGGATGTAAACATCTACAAAATCAAGTGTTGAAATTTGTTCGTTACAAAATACATCAAGATTATTTTGTTCTTGTTCTAATCTTAAACTGCTGCTTCCATTTTTTTGAATCAAAAAAATCCACTGATTGTGAAGTGGCATTGCTACCACTTCACAAAGTTTAGGAAACAGCTCTTGGTCAAGAGCTGTCAGCATTACTGCTTGTTTTGACGTGCTCGGATCATGGCCAAGATGTCTTGGGCATTACCACTTGGCTTGGCTGCTGTGACTGGTGCGGCAGCGGCTGCTGGTTCTTCATCAAATGAATCTTCAGCAACAGGTGCTGCCGGGGTAGCAACTTTGAGTGCTGGTCTAGCAGCAGGTGTTGGCGTGTCTTCTGCATCACCAGCAGCGGCACCACCAGGTGCTTGTACACCAGCTGGGCGGAAGTATTGACCCCAACGTTCAGTGTCGTATGGCTGTCCATCCACTGATGCTTCAAACATCTCTTTGATCACCTTCAGCTCAACATCTCCAGGACGCTTGGGCAGGAATGTGCTCAAGTCATACAAGCCGTGAGTTTCAATTGCAGCCTGTTCAGCTTCTGTAAGTGCTGACTCTTTTCTAGCCCACTTGGAACTGTTGTAATCAGCAAAGCCACCTTTTTGTGTCTTGGTGATACGGAAGTCCAGGCCACGCATCAAGTCAGTTGGTAATTCTTCCAGTTCAGGATCCATCAATGCACCCTTGATTAGAGTAAACAACTGAGGTCCAATGATGAACTTGCGGATGGGATTGTCCGGGGTCTTGTCTTCGGAGATGGGATTCTCACGCACAAAACCTTGGAACAGGTATGAACGTTTTTTCCAGTACTTACGACCCATGTCTTCAAGGCTCTTGTCCTTGAACCAAGTACGAACTTCTGCCAAGACTGGGCAGGCGTCTCCCCACATTTCCACGCAGGGCACTTGTACGAATACTTGTTTTGATTCCATCTCTCCTTTGACGCCATTGAATGGCAATCGGATCATTGCTCGTTCGACCC